GCTTTGCGCGAAAAACAGGCGGCTGCGGAACGCGTGGCAGCGGATCGCTCCTCCTTGCAGCATGCGGCCACCGAGGCCAACCAGCGGGTCATCGAGCCTCTGGTCAATACGTTGCTGTACGAGCAGTCCCTGCTGGAGACGCTGCGCGATCTGCATGACGTCTCGACCATGCCGCTGATCCTGATTGGCATGAAGGATTTCCGCCAACGCATCATGCACCGCGAGCAACTGGCCGGACGCATCTCGCAATGGGTGGAATTCAAGCCAGCCGATATCGAGGATGCGCGCGTGCTGGCCGAGACGGTGTGCGAAGTGGATGTGTCGGACGATCTCCTCGCCGAGCTGCACCAGAAAACCGGCGGTAGCATGCGCGGCCTGGTGGTCGGGCTGTCGCGCATCGAGGCCTACGCCAAGAAGCACGCGCTGAAGCGCCTCGGCGCCACGGATTGGAACGGCCGCGCCTTCGTCCTGTCGAGCGCACCGCAGCCGCGCTCGGTGAGGGCCGCCTGATGAACCGCGCCTACGGCACCCCTCGGGCGCAGAACGACCGGGACGCGCTGCAACGCGTATGGCAGGCGATGCGCATCAAGCGCCGCTTCACCATCCCGGAATTGCAAGCCGCCGCCGGCGAGATCGGCAAACCGGTGCATTACGTCCACGTCCACCGCTATCTCTCCGCGCTGCGGCGCGCCGGCTATGTGCGCCTGGTGCGGTCGTATCGCGGGCGTATCGGCGAGCACGCGGTGTTTCAACTCGCATGCGACTCCGGGCCACTGCGCCCGCTCGTGCGCCAGAAAATGGTATTCGATCCAAACATGCGCCTGTGGTGGGACCACGAAAAGGCTTTTACACCGCGCGGCGAGTTAATCGCCGACCGGGAGGTGGCCAATGGCTGACGCCGATTGGATCAAAATCTTGCGCGACGAATGCGAACGTACCTCGCAGACCAAGGTCGCCGCGCGTCTTGGCGTTTCCGACTCGTCGGTGAACCAGCTATTAAAAGGCTCTTATAAAGCATCTACAAAGCGCCTTGAGGCCCGCGTGCGCGGCGAGCTGATGAAAGAGACCGTGACCTGCCCCGTGCTCGGCGAGATATCGAGCAAACGCTGCCAGGATCATCAGGCGCGGCCGTTCGCCACCACGAACCCGACGCGCGTGGCGCTGTACATGGCCTGCCGCAAGGGCTGCAAGCACAGCAAGCTCAAGGAGGGAACGTGAACCGCCCCGACTGGTGTCCGGATTCATTATGCGATTTTCGCGGGGGCGTCGAACCGCAGCTGTGCGGCGGGCGCGTGGGCGGCGGCGGGCGGCTATGCATATGTTTGGATGCCATCGGTGTGCGCTCGCTTGATCGCATTACGGACGATGAACTCGCCGAACTGCAACGTCTGCTGGCACGGCTTTACGGAGGCGCTAAATGAGCCCGCGTGACTGGAACGTTACCGCCGGCATCTTCACCGTGTTCGCGGGCATGCTGACGATCTCGTGCCTGCACGCGGAATGGCGCGACCGGAATGAAGTTCGCCGCCTGCTCGCGCCCACCGAAACCCTCACGCTGGTCGATACCGTCGTCGACGGCAGTCGCGTCGTCTGCATCGCGCGCGAGGACCACGTCAACGGAACCAAGTCACTCTCATGCTAGGAGGTCTCATGGAAACATTGAAACGCCATCCCGCCGAGGAAGGTTTCGGCAACAGAACGCCCACATGCTGAATAGCCTCGAAGCCGCGCAGCAATGCGTGCGGCGCCTGGTGGGCGATGGCTTCACCGTGCACACGATCGAGATGCGCGACCGCCAGCCCGTGATATGGATTGCGCCCGATGCGCGCTGCGCCAACTTCAAGGGCGTTGCACGCACGACGCGCACGACGCTCGGCACGCGATTCATAGTCATGACGACCACGGTCGATGGTTGTTATGTGCAGTGGATCGGCAACTGACCGGGAGACGATACATGGACGTCATCACTCTGATCTACATCCTGCTCATCTGGACCATCGCCGGGCTGATCGCCGCGATCTTGTTCGGCAGAGCGATCCGCAGGCTCGACGAGGACGAGGAGGCGCTATGACCGAAACCATCGGCACCTGCGATGTCTGCGGCGCGACCGACCATCACCTGGTCGAGGGGCTGTGCCCAGTCTGCCAGCCGCGCTGTACCACGGTCGTCACCGACTGGAACGCGGCGCGCAAGATTGTGCTGGCCGAAGACGTCGATCGCGCGCCAGGCGTGCATGCCTGCAACGAAGGAGACGAACTATGAACGCGGCGATCACCCCCGCCGCCGTGCTGGCCGCGCTCGCGCACCACATCGGCCGTAATAATGGCGTGACCGCCGCGCGCCTGGCCGCCGAGGCGGCAGGGCTCGACAGCATCCAGTCCCATTACGCCGAGCGCCAATTGCGCGAAATCGTGGTCGCGCTTCGGCTCGAAGGGCATCACGTTTGCGCCACGCCGGAGCATGGTTATTTCCTCGCGGCGAATGCCGAGGAACTCGACGCGACCTGTCTTTTTTTGCACGAGCGCGCGATGACCACGCTCAAGCAGATCGCCGCCATGAAACGCATCTCGCTGCCCGACCTGCGCGGGCAGCTCCACCTGCCGACATAGGAATCACCATGACCACTCTCAAAGACATCGAATCCCTCACCCGCGAATACGCGGACAACTACCAGCAGCTCGCCGCGGACGTTGAGACGCTGGAGGCCGCGATTCGCACCATCAAGAAGAAGGCGCTGCCGAGCATCAAGCGCGCCGCCGAGCGCGCGGCCGTCGCTAAGGAGAAACTCAAAGCCGCGATCGAGGCGGCCCCGCAGCTCTTCGAGAAGCCGCGTGCGCGCCTGTTCCACGGCGTCAAGGTGGGCCTGCAGAAGGGCAAGGGAACCATTGAGTGGGGCGACGCCGACCGGGTTCGCGCGCTCATCGAGCGCCACATGCCGGAGAAGCTGGACATGCTCCGCAAGGTCACGTATCGCCCGCTGAAGGACGCGATCGCGCAGTTGCCGGCGGCGGACATCAAGCGCATCGGCTGCACCATCGTCGAGACCGGCGACCAGGTGATCGTCAAGGTCGTGGATTCCGACATCGAGAAGATGGTCGACGCGCTGTTCAAGGACGAGGAGATCAAGCGTGCCGCGGCCTGACCGCAATCCCTGGACGCCCATGCAGCTAGCGAAACTGCGAGAGCTGCGCGAACGCGGCTGGCCGTTCGAGGATATCGCGAGCTTGGTGAATCATCCGGACTTATCCTGCCGGAACAAGGCCTACACGCTCGGCATCCAGCCTCCCGAACACATGCGCCGCGGATATCGCCGCGCGACACCTGAACGCGTCCTCGCCGGCTACCGCAAACCCGCGACGGCGCAGACGAAAAAGGGCATGCGCCCCTGCCTCTGCTGCCGTAACGATTTTCCCTCGCAGGGACCGCACAACCGGCTGTGCAAAAACTGTCGTCGCCAGGACAGCGACACCGTGTTCACAACGCCAGCGGTGGTGGTGCGGTGAAACGCCACGAGCAAAAGCTGCAGGCGCTGGTCGATAGCCTCGACAAATGCCTGATCGCTTTTCACAACGGCGATGCGGACGCGCTCGTGGCCGCGCTGGAAGATCACATCGTGCGCTGCTTCGAGCTGCGCGACCTGGTGCGCGACGAACCGGCGCCAGCGCCGGTCAGCCCGCAGGAAAGGACCGGGCATCATCCGTTATCGATTGTCCGCCGGGGCGCGCGATGAACCGCGATCACGAGCAAGCATTGATCGGCGCGCTGGAGGCGGAAGGACTGGTCCACATCAAACCGGAGCGTTCTTCCCGCCGGCACGGGTCAATCTGGATCGCCTTCCTGCTCGGCGTAATCGCGACGTGGTTCGTGATGGGCGTGGTGCCGTACTGGCGACTGCTCCTGCAGGTTTGGAACGGGTGCGTGGCATGACGAACACCCCAGCGGGCGGTGGGGCGAATAACACCCGCAGCACGGGCCGGTTGCGCTATCAGGCGCACACCTCCCCCGGTGACCGGGCCGGCTTGCCCACGAGACGGGCTTTTAAGAGGAGTTAAAAATGACATTTAAACCAAAACTTGCCGAGGCCTATCCGTTGTATTGGCCCGAAGGAAGAAAACGCGCGATCTACCGTGAACGCGCCAAGTTCGGCGCCTCGTTTGCGCGCGCCCGCGATGACATTCAGCGCGAGTGCCACCTGCTCGGCGGCAAGGACATGATTCTCTCGAGCAACATTCCTCTACGCCAGGACGGCCTGCCCTACGCCGGCATGGCGCAACCGAAGGACCCGGGCGCGGCGGTTTATTTCCATTACAAAGATCAGGCCGTGTGCTTCGCCTGCGATCGCTGGCAGAAGGTCGAGGACAATCTGCGCGCCATCGCGCTCACGATCGAGGCGCTGCGCGGCATCGCACGCTGGGGCACCGGCGACATGCTGGCAGCGGCGTTCCGCGGGTTTCAGGCGCTGCCGGCACCTAGCGCATCGCGCACCTGGCGCGAGGTGCTCGGATTTCCGCCGGATCGCACGCCGCCTGCCGGTGAAATCGAGAACAACTACAAGGTGCTGCGTAGCAAACACCATCCCGACCGCGGTGGTGATGCCGCGCAATTCAATGCCGTACAACGCGCCTATGAACAAGCCTGTGCCGAGATGGAGATCGGCACATGAAACTCTACTGCATCACGCTCCTCGTCTTCGTCTTTTTCCTCGGCGCCTATATCGAGCAGGAACGGGATAAATCACAGGAGCAGACGCCAGCGGTCGTCGTGCGGAGTGAGGCATGAACGGCCTCGAACTACACAACGAGATCATGCGATTCACCGCGGAGCTGGAGAAGGCCCCGCGCTGGGCGCTGGCCTATGCGCTCGCCTCCAGCTCGATCTATTCGCGCCTGCAGTTCGCGCCCGATGCCGAGACGGCGATCGCAGCCGCGCGGTGCGAAATCCTTCCGCATGTGCAGGAAGCCTGCAAGACCGCGCGCATCGTCGCCCACGGCCACCGCCTGGAGCGGCTCATCCAGAAGATCGATAAGGGGTTCAAAGATGTCCGCCGCGGTTAATGACAGCCGCCGGCGCGAGCTGGCGAAGATCCACCTCGCCGCGAAGGCACTCGGCCTGGACGCCACCGACAAGGACCCGAACAGCGACTACCGCGCCATGCTCTGGGCGGTCGCGCGCGTGCGCAGCGCCGCCGATCTCGACGAGGCCGGCCGCCGGCGCGTGCTCGATCATCTCAAGGCCTGCGGCTTCAGGGCTAAGCGCGGCGAACGATCGTTTGGCAAGCCGCACAACCTCGCGAGCGAAGAGCGCGGCCCGCAACTGAAGAAAATCGAGGCCATGCTCGCCGAGGCCGAGCGCCCCTGGGCCTACGCCGACGGCATGGCCAAGCGCATGTTCCATGTGGAGCGCGTCGCCTTCTGCAACCCGGCGCAGCTGCAAGGCATCATCGCCGCGCTGGTGAAGGATGCTCAACGACATGGGAGGCGGACATGAAGAATTTTGAGCGTAGTTTCCCCAACAAGAGCCCGTGGACGCGAGAAGAAGTCGCTCGATTGCGCGAACTGCTG